TTATATACCTTTTTTTATTACAGTGGCGGAGGTGGCGATAGGGTGGAAACTATGTCGCTATTCAAATATAAACCGCCTAAAAAGATTGTGCTTGACGAGAGAAGCATAACAACGCTAGATAGTAAACATAAAGAATTACAGTCGGATTTTCAATATATACAAGATACAATTATTCCAGGTCTTGAAAATGAGAGAAATACTCTAAAAGAACGGTTACATATCCTGAAAGGGGGGAGTCCGCCCCCCAGCGACGACGGGAATTACGCTAAAAACGGCAGCGAAGTCACGAAGTCACCGAGCAACATGGAAGAATGCCTAGAAATCAAAGATCGTATCAAAGAAATCAACGCAACCATCAAAAAATATCAGCGAGATTATAAAAATTACTATCTCAACAACAGCGAGTATATTTTCGAATACTTTGAAACCAAGAAAACGATCACGAGTGGCGGTTCGATGAAAACAAAATCCCTAAATGCGTTTTTCAATCTTCCAGAAGCCAAAAAAACAGAAGAACTTTTCAAAAATCAACACAATAATGTTGAAAAATACCTGGCGAGTATCGATCAAACGTATATGGATGTTTCTAAATATGTCTACCCCACCGATATATGCCAGTTTTGTCACCAAGGCGAGATGATACCTATTGAAAGTGAAGGTATCATGGTTTGTAATCAGTGTGCAAAACAAGTGGTATTTCTCATTGATAATGAAAAACCATCCTACAAGGAACCGCCTAAAGAGGCGTGTTTTTACGCGTATAAGCGTATCAACCATTTTCGAGAGATTCTCGCCCAATTCCAAGCGAAGGAGACGACGTGTATACCCGATAATGTGCTTGAAAGCATCAAACAGCAAATTAAAAAGGAGCGGATTGAAATCTCTCAATTCACCGATAAGAAAGCCAAAGAGATCATGAAAAAACTGGGGTTTAATAAATATTATGAACACATTCCATTTATTAAAGATAAGTTGGGAATCAAACCACCGGTGATGACCCCCGACTTGGAAGACCGATTGTGCAATCTGTTTATGGAAATCCAGGGACCCTATGCGAAGTTTTGCCCGGATGACCGTGTGAATTTCCTGAATTATTATTATACTGTCTATAAATTGTGTGAACTTCTTGGGCGTCGCGAGTTCCTACCATTCTTTCCAATGTTGAAAGACCGAGAGAAACGGATCGAACAAGATCAGATATGGAAGAAGATATGTATTGAATTGGATTGGGAATTTATCGCTACACCATGAGTGCGGATCCAGTTCATCACAATCACAATCACATCAAACATCCACCTTCACCCACGACTCCGGAAACAGATCACGTGTATCATGAGAAATACCGGATCCAAACCATACACTCGGGTAGCAGACGACCTTCCCATGATTCGCATTGAGATACGCACCCCACCAACTAAATGTGCTATTGGCAATAATATTGTGGTCGCACACACTCATTAAAAGCATCTGCTGCCAATCCACGATTGTTTCATGGACAAAATGAAACTGGATATCGCGACCATACGCGGGTCCATTGATGTCGGTGTCGCAACGATGTTTCACATCCGACATGTTTTTAAGAACAGTGTTCTTATCGCATGGATCATAGAAAACAAGAAACGTATACGCATCAGATGACACCGAGACCATATGTGTGATCGCGCGATAATAATAGTCAACCGACATGACAGGATGAATATGTGATAGATGTTGATAGTCGCCAATTCGAAAATGCAGACTTACTAATTTTCGGTTCTTGTTAGGATTTCCATAATATTCGCTACTCCATGATTCGCCCCCATAAAGTTTCTTAATCCAATTCTGCTGTTCTCGTAGTCCTATCATATTGCATATTTCCGCGAATTTATCGTTAAAATATCGGTAACTTTGAAAATAACCATGAAGACGAAGTGGTTTCGTATATTTCAGGGTTTCACTTGGCAATTCCGTATAATGAAACCCTATTTCATCCCAACGCACTAATGATTGAAACATTTTTTCAGTGACATCAGTCGATGGAGTCAGGTATTTTCTTAATCCACGAAACAAGGTCGACCAATACGTATAACGAGAAAACCCATGCGACCCAGGTAACTCATCATGTTGCATGAAGAAGAACGTATCTTTATTATGCAATGACGCAGCAATCGTTGTGAATATTTGAAATAATTGGTTTCCTAACCCGCCCATTATTGTTATTGTTATCATGATTATATAATATTATTATGATGTATGTTTTCGTTTTTAAGTTCATTCATTATCATAACAAGTAAATCAGTATAAATAATATCCTTTCATTATATTATTTATTGCATTTGTGTTATGCTTCGTTCATTTGCAGATATAAAACGCGCTATCTATATTAATTTGGACTCGCGAAATGACCGGCGCGAATTATTTGAAAGGCATTTCGAAGAGTTAACATCACTTTATCCAAAAGATTTCTCTTTTACACCTGTTCCGCGGTTTTCTGCAGTTAAAGACGAAGAAAATGGTGCAATTGGGTGCACCAAAAGTCATATCGAGTGCCTGCGTATGGCACAGGAGAATGGATGGGATCATGTATTGATATTAGAAGATGATGCGTTAATTATTCATCCTGAAATATTAGTTCATCAAGTCACATCGTTTCTTTCGCGGTTTCGCGATGAGTGGGATGTCGTATTATTTTCTGGAAACAATTATCCACCTTTCAAGATAGAATCGTCCTTCTGTTTTAGAGTAGGGAATTGTAAAACTACCGGATCTTACCTCGTATGTAGTCGTTATTATGATAAACTAATTCACAATTTCGAAGAAGGACTTAAAGAACTTATATCCAATCCAGGAAATATTACGGCGTATGCGTGTGATTCATATTGGAAACGTCTTCAATGTCAAGACCGGTGGTATTTAATTACGCCATTATGCGTAATACAACGCGCCGGTTATAGTGATATTGAAAAAAAGAATGTAAATTATGAGAAATTAATGACTGATCTTGTAAAAAAGAAAACACCTCCCACCTGAGGTCAGGTGCGGTGAATTGTTATGTATCTGTTAAATAATGATCAACAATCCACCACCCAAAATCGCGGTCACTTGGATAATGAAGACCGGCCATGATGCGGATGTTCGCACATTTGGTGGCGATTTCCATGATAGAGTGTGTTTTTGCAGGAAATTTACGTGCGAGTATTTTGGCTAAATAATATGTCTGGATTGCGTGTCCAGAAGGATAGGCTGGCGTATTTGCTGAATCCGAGTGTAATAATGTCCCGTTTTTTTCATTGATGATTTCGGGTGCAATTTGTTCAGGTCGCGCCCGATTGTAAATCCATTTCATCATTTTCGCTATAAATATGACACGGGTATTCGTGATGATTCGGTCCATTTCTTCCACCGACATCTCGTCTGATTTTATTAGAGATGTAAACGCAGCTGCCGGATTCATGTCTGTCATTCGAAAAAATGCAATATCACTGGGCATTCGCTTCATAATGTATTCGGATACGACAATATGGACTTCGGCGCGACTATCTGGAAACGATTTACCGAAACTAGGTATCGTGAGATTGAATGAGGGATACCACCAGTAATAACGTTTTTGTTGAACAAGAAGAACAATAATATAAACAATTGCTAAAACTACGAAAATTCTAAAACGGTCAGGATCGCGTTCGACAATATGATAATGATATGAATTAAAACGTTCTCGCAGTTCAGTAACTGAACCACTTTCTTTTTTAGGTGGCGGTAATCCTATCCAGGTTCGAAACTCGTTGAATTGTGGTAGTATAACCATATTTCTGTAATATATACTAGTTGAAGCATATATTATAGTAAAGCAGTGTGTCCCGTTATATTTATACACGAAGAGGTGTGGGGAATCCAACGAGGTTGGCGCCGATACCGAAACCAGCGCCAGTCCTTGCAGATACTGCAAGACTCGGGACATAGGTATCGAGGATACTGAAGGTAGCAGCAGCCGTAAGAGCAATCAATGCAACCTCATCAAATGACAAACTGCGTTTAGGGATGGCGTAGGCTGCAATAGCAACCATAACACCTTCCACTAAATACTTGATGGTTCTCTTAACGAGTTCGCCTAAATCAAAAACTCCAGACATTGAGGGATTTATTATAAATAATAAGAAGAAATTAAAATAAAATGAAATGAAATGGAATGAAATGAAATGAAATGAAATAGAATGAAATGAAATGGAATGAAATGAAATGGAATGAAATGAAATGCGTTAAAACACTTAAATAAAGTATAACCTAGTATATTATAATTCAAAAAGGTTATTCATTTCCGCGCTTCATTATGTCATTTCCACCCCCTTCAGGCGTTGAACTAAAGCATACCCATAACGGCAATGTTAATCCTAAATATATCGACTTGTTAGAGGAAGACAAACCGATTGCCGGACAAAAGTTTGCGTGTCTTTCTTTTGTTTCTCCAGAACATATTTTGAAACAGAAGGATCATTTCTTTTTTGAGAAGTTTCTTCATTACTGGGATTATCAGAAGTCGATGGAGAAGTTCATCCAGTTTCTTAATTTCGTATCATTTAAGCACCACATTAATTTTGACAAAATCTCGGCCGATTTTCAAGAGTTCGCTAAAGAAGAGAAGGAGATTCTTCAAAAGACAAATATTTACGATGAATATAAGTCTTTTTTGGATAAGCACGAGGACGATATCGAAAACGAGTTCAATGAGAAGCACAACTTCCAGACGACCGTGCGTGGAATGAAGGTGCGTGGTGTATTCGGGTCGCAGAAGGAGGCCGAGTTGCGTTGCCAGATGTTGCGTGAGGTGGATCCCAACCACGATGTATTCGTCGGACCTGTGGGGATGTGGGTTCCATTTCACCCTGATGCATACAAGACTGGGCGTGTTGAATATATGGAGGAGACGCTAAATCAGTTGATGTCGGAGAAGAAGAAGAACGAGGACCAGGCCAAGACTGAATTTGATAAGCGTGTCAAAGACACGAAAACCAAGGCGATTCAGGAGAATATCAAGTTGGCGAAGGAGAGCGGAAATAAGTTGACGCAGATGTTGGCAACGGATGGTGAGACATTGGTGGATGCAAAACCTCGGGATCTCGTGGTGGATGCAAGTGAGAGTGTCGGCGGTGGTATTTGGAATGCTGGTGATGACTCGGCGTCAGTGACTATGACAGTCGAAGAGATGAGAAAGGAACTCTTTGAGAGCGAGGATGTCGTTATGGATAAGCATAGCGACCACGGATTGTCGAAGTTGTCCGGGACGGGCGCGAATGAAATGGATAATGTTGATTAGTAGTTAAATGCTAATTTTGGCAAACCGCTTTATGGTAGCCTAAAGCGGTTTTCTATTGAATTCTAATTTTAGAATCTTGCTTTTGTTGAAACAAAGTAAGATCCTTATCATTTACCGTGACATAATGTTAACCAACTAATATAATGTATTTTCAGTGTCACCACTTACTCTTCTTGACATTAATCTTGGGCGCCTTGCTGGTTTTTGACGCGTTTGGATCATACGCTTGCTCTCCTTCATCGTCAGAACCGAGATTTTTCGAGATTTCCCAGAACTCCTTACTGCCCAACTTGAAAGGACCGTGCTGTTGCGCCTTATACCAGAAGATTTGGTCTTGTAATTTGTTCGATTTCGCGTTATTATTGATGACGAGGCACTCATAATTCTCGGTGCACTGGTCCATCACCTGGCAAAAACTCTCAAAAGTGGGGAACATACCTGCATAATTGTCATAGATTCGCTTACGGTTCGCAATATATGGTTCACGTAGAATAAAAACGTAGTCGATATTGGTGCGGAGATTTGGAGGGATACCGAGTGGATATTGCATTGTGATGACTAACATGATCTTCCAATGACGCCCGTTCATGAAGAGGAGGCGCATCATCACGTCCTTCGTCCATTTGTTATCATACAAACAGTCGTCCAACACAACAAATGTGCGCGGATCAATGGATGATTTTTTATACATATCATATTCCTTCTTCACCTGCTTCAACACTGCTTTCTGACGTTTGAGAATATTTTCGATAATCGCGGTATTATACGCATCATGAATGAAGAGTTTGGGCACATGTGCAGCAAAGAAACCGTTGCCGGCTTCTGTTCCGGAGATGACTGTTCCAATCGGAATATCCTGATGATGAAACATGAGATCCTGCACGAGAAAACTTTTACCGGTATCACGACGTCCAATGAGAACGATCACTGGACCCTTGTTTTCATCTGGACGAAAACTGATTGCTTTCATATCGAATTTGGCAAGTTCTAGATTCATGTTGGTATGATGTAATAAAAATTGGATATATTATTATTTGTTTCATTTTACGAATGGAATGGAATGGAATGATTGCCCGTTTAAAATAAATATAAAACTTCTATTTATCAATCATATTACATTTCATTTAGGAACAAACAAACATGTCTTCGACCAATGCAACCGCATTTCAACTTCATTACAGAAAACATAAATATACGCCGGATACAATTGAACCGGCTTTATTGTATGATATCCAGAATTATATTCCTATTTATTCACGATTCTTTGATCTCAATGATATCAACTATAATGGTATTCAGTTGAATCAAAAGTATTACTTACAAAATATTATATCGCATCCATCACAAATTATGGAGAGTGACCGTTCGGACGACCGCGACCGCGACCGCGACATTCGCTCTCTAAATCATTTAGAAACAGTGATTGCAGATGATAATGGAAACACAAACAATGTCCCCATATTTGTGAAGTATTCTCCATTATTAG